CTAAATACTCTCCAATGTTATTCCATCGGAAGACGCTTTAAAGTCAGATTTGTTTTTAATGATAAGAGTGACACCCATACCAGAAGTCACGCTAGCCGTCATCGGTGAGTATATAAATTCTACGATATCTCCAGGATTGTTCAATTTGACAATGCTATACTGTTTTCCTTTGAACAAGAAAATATTATTAATTATATAACCGATAGAAACAACACCACTACCACCATTAATTATACTAAATTCTGTCCCGAATGACCTTGAGCCTGAACTGAAAAAGAGAGTAATCAAAGTATTACTGTCACTTTTACAAACATAAATATTGTTTTTAGTAATCCCTTGATGAGGGGCCTCCGAGTCAAAGACAACCATTCCTCTCCTTATACTGCCGGATAATTCGCAATCTCCGGTTTTAAAATTGAGCTTAAGATTAGGAGTAAACGCGTTTGTACCAAACTTCCGATAATCCTCAGTAGGATTGCCCGATGCATCAACACCCTGCTGCGATATCATATATTCATCCTGGAATACAGCCGAGCCTATCAAAGCGAAATTAAGGAGAGCGATCTCGGCTGCAATTAACTTGTCGTAAGGATAAGGCGTCCACAGTCCACTCTCTTGATGAGCTTCAATCCATTCCTTTGGGCTAATCTCCGTATTTCCAGAAACGCGGCTGGTCCACATGTACAGCACATTTTCTTGCTTCAGATACTCCCCGTTCTTATACACATTGTCCACATTCCAATCTTCCGAGCGTGGAAATGGCGTAGGATTGGCGGCAATAATGTTCACCTGCCTGCTATCAATTTCTTTTGTCCGGGCGGCATCCTCATAAGCATAGATACTGATACGGTTAGCAGTAGCATACTTATCTGAAGGAATAGTGTAGTCGTATGAACTAACCTTTGAAGCAGTTTTGTCCTCAAACAACTTCGTTACACTGCTCCCTACAACGCTTTCAACCCGAAACGTGAGATAGGCAGACATGGCCACCTTATCGCTCCCTTCACCAGCCCAGAACCGGACCTGTAACGGTGAAGCCTGTACGTTATTAGCATCCAAAGATACCGTCTCCGGATTGACACCAATCCAAAGGCGTTCAGATTCAGCAACCAAATAGAATGTTCCTGTCAGTATCATATCATACAATCTATGCAGTCCCGCTAATAGAGCCTGACAAGCCCATTTTAGCACGCACCATGTCTTCAAAAGTAATTTTCGCATTGGCTCCCGTAAATGTGGCGGCACTCTTACCGGTAAGGATGAATGCGGCGCCGGCGTTATCTTTCAGAGAGAATGTCCAGGTTGTAATGAGCGAAGGAACTTCCTCACCCGTGCTACGTTTTACCGCCACCGGTGTGACTGTTGCAGTCTCGCCTTTTTTAACCACATTTCCACTGATACCTGTAATCTTGAGTAGTGCGTAATAGGGGTCAGAAAAGTCAGTAATCTCATCATAGCCGGAGGCAACCAATGAACCGTCTTTCTTGACATCACAGCGCAATTTAAGTACGTTATCCACATCATTGGTAGAAACCACCTGAGTACGTGATGTACCCCAATTCGTGTCACCGGCCCCAAGCATTTTCACCCACTGGAAAGTAAAGCCGGTGTAATCGGTAATTTCAACCCCATCTTTGAAAATACGGGCTGTCTCAGTCAAAGACTCTCCGTCCAGAAGAAGCTGTGAACCCTTATTATTAGATATCAACACATCATACTGGTTACCGGTAGACTCCTGAATAACAACTTCCTTTGACAGCGCATTGAAGGCAATCGAAGAGCCGCCAATCTCAACGGTACCTGAAACGGTGATCCGGTCATTGTCGTACCCGGAGATGGGTACAAGATTCTTCATTACACGCAGGGCCGGTACCTTATAAGTAGCTCCGCCAATGGTAGTACTGCAAGCATCTATCTTCTTGAAATACCCCACCATACCGGAATTCGTAGACAAACCGTCACTGCCGAATGTCAACAGTAAGTCATTATATCGAAACTCAATCGTGTTGGGCACAAGAACGCTGCCATCAGAGATATCACGCAGGATAACAACAACGGTCGGACGATTATTCTCGGCCAACGTTTCAAAGTTAGGAATAAAAACGGCTGTACCCTTGTTATACCTTTGCACAAGCGGAGTACCTTCTACCCGGAGTGTACCATTGATGGTAGTACCATCCATTAAGGCAATGAGGGTAAAACTTCCTTCAAGATTCATACGTCACCCCCTTCCTGCTCAACTGGGTTTTCGGCCGATTCTTCAGTAGTGATATCTTCTTCCGGAGATTCACTATTGTTGTCCTCATTTTCTTGGGGAGGATCATAAAGGTCGCTCTCCTTTTGCTCTTTAATCAGTGCTTTCAACTTGTCATCCGAAAGGATTTCAGGGCTGAAATTGGAAAGCACCTTCAAAGCACTGAGCGGCAGGATTACACGGCCGTCCGGAATACGTTCCGCATACTTGTAATCGTAACCCTGCCCGTCCAGTTCTTCAGGTTTCACTAACAGATAATTCATAAGCTATTCATATTTAGATGTTATAATCAATTTGCCGTCACTCGTAGTTAAGACTTTTTCATCACTTGTAGTCACTAATGCCGTCACCGCATACATCCTCACTGAAGCATATACCGATATGGGGTATAAGGGATCGAACGAATAAGTGGAAGGCACGAACTCCACCGTCCTGCCGCGACCGACATTTTTTGCCGTACTGCCGGCCTTGGCGGATTTCGCGTACCAGTCAATCACGAACAGGCTGTCCTTGCTACTATCAATCAGTTGCTTGTTATACGACAATATACACTCGTAACCTACAGTGGTATTCATGCGAGAGTTGATCTTGATCCCTTTCGTCTGCCGAATGTCGGCACGTAATGTTCCCGGCATCTCCACTTTGATGGAAGTCGTTGCCTGCATCTCGTCCGAAGTCGGAGAAGACGGACGCGTGTCAGTATAATACGCACCGCGAACACGTACAGAAATATTCCTGAAGAACCGGGCATCCAGTGTAAGAGTTTTCCCCCAGGTACCATTGGCGTTTTTACCGGAGACAAAGACCTCTAATTCATCATCGGTAAAGTCACGCCATGTTGTGCCGTCAAGTATCTGCCACCAGAAAGCGGCATTGGCATCAGCCACGATATCCTCACCGGAGTATATCTGTGCTGTGATCGAGTATAGCCATTCTCCTTTGCTGTTTGGTACCACTTCAAGAGGATTAATAGTCCATCCTTTGGGACGGTTGATCTTCAGCGAATAATTGTTTGAGTCAAATATACTCGTACGAAGCACAATGCTACGCTCAAACTTTTCCTGGGTATTCTTTCGCTTGTCCGTGATAGAAAAGATACAATGCAGCTCTATCGGATTGTTATAATCCACATTCTTCTTTACCGTCAAAGAATAAGTAGGTTTACCTGTGGCAGATATGACATAATCATCATTGTTAACAATACGATTACTGCCATCTGCCTTTGGAGCACCTTCATACCATTCGGCACCGGTAATTGCCTGACTGCCGTTCATCAAACTTTCCGGGTCCTGAACAGATATGTAAGGCATCAACACACAAGGAATAAGCGAGCGATCCGGCTCGTACTCATTCGTATCCTTGTTATAGTTCTGCACAGGATTACCGGATAGAACCTGTATCTCTGCCAGGAAAGAATAAGGATCAATATGTACCTGTACGTCTTTGGGTTGGGTTTGTATAGCCATTTTAATAAGTGTCTATTATAGTTATTTTCTTATGCCCTGTTTTTTCTGTTACCAACTCCTCAAGGCTCTTACCACCGACTCTCTGAATAACAATTGTCATTCTACGGCACGGTATAAGTCCCAAGAACTTGTACCGGTATTCAACGAGGTGAGGAAAAACTTTTTCTAATCCCATAACTTTTAAATTCTAAATCCAACATAATTTTCTATTGTCTCCATATCTTCGCCCACCGGGATGAACACCCGGCAGATGAACTTCACTGTTCTAACCGAAAGCCCCCATTCGCTCCCCATGTCAACTGAAGTCAGCCGGATAACATGCTTCTGTCCGTCCACATAGACAGGCTTCCAACTGTTATCGGCAGGGATATTCCCGGTATCCCGTAACCACTCCACTTCGACACCGGTAGTAGCCATAAGGACATTGGTGATATCACGGTTACCGTAACTCACAACGGCGGCAATATCGGTATTCACACCGTTTTTGAAGAACTGCCAACCGGCAGTAGAAGTAAACTCCAGGTGATAGTTCTTGTCACCTTCGAGCAATACCCATCCGGCGGAGTTCCACTGAGGTTCTTCAGTCGTTTTATCAATCAGGCATCCCCATTTGCAACCATAATGATAGACGGTATGCTGTTCCAGTGTAGTTATTACCTTCTGATTTTCCAATTGGGTTTCATAGTCTACAAACCGGTAAGGCTCATCACCTTGAGCTGTAGCCAAAGACCACTCTCCGCGATCCACTTTTTTAGGGATAATCGTTCCATTCCAGTCAGCTTCATAGATTTTCTCAAAAACACCTATCTTCGACATGACACCCACATCGGTAGGGCCGATGGGCAGCTTGTCGATCATCTTTACATTGGGGAAACGCCCAAGGGTAAGTGCATAGTTGTAATCTTCGAGAATCGGTTTGAATACATTCTGCAAAAACATGATCCTACCTTCACGGGAAGATATTAGCCAGCTTTGAGCACGCTCGTTCGGAGCTTCACCAGCATCCGGTACTTTCGCATTACCTTTGCGAGTCACATTATAGCCTTCAACCGGTGGATAGTTTTTGCCTCCAGGTACTTCACTGTCAGGATAAAGAACTACAGTCAAAGTATTATCATTGCGATTTTTCGATACTGGCCTAAACCAAGAAGTATAATAGTCGCTGCCTCCGATCAACAGAGAGTTCACAATAGAACATAATACGTCGTTTTCCTCTAATGTAGTCCAATCCGTATCTGTGCGCTTCTCCATAGTAAGCCGGTAAGTACCATCATCCAACAACTCAACCTTTTCAATGGTGCCACAATCAGAGAAAGAGAAGTCACCGGACATTGCCTGAATTTCGTTGATGATAAGACGCAAAACGGTCAGCGATGACCGCAACTCCATGCGGTCAGCCTGTATCCTCCCTTTATTATCCGCGATTATGCCCTTGCCCGCAGTTAGTGAGTCTATGGCTTCGCCAACCTCTAGTCCTCCTAATAACCTCAATAGGTAATTAGTGAAATCTGGTTTATCTTTACGAAGAAACATTGATAACGAACGCAATGCCGAGAACACATTGCTGTCAGTTGCAGGAGTGGAGTCATTCCTTCTTATCACATATACACCACTACCGCTTCCACCTGTATAAACCTGCCCTTTAAGAGTGAGATTTTCCACCTTGTCCTCTAGTTCCCCGATGCGGGAATAGGCGGCAGTTTCCCCGACAGTATATACGGGGGAATCATAAGGCTTATCAAGGTTGAGTTCGAACCCGATAACCCTCGACAGCCTTCCGTTTTCGAAATAGGCTTTGTTTATGAGGTTCACCCTTTGACCGATACCGTAGAGATTATGCATTCCATCCTCGCTGTATGCGTTATCGGACATCATCGTGCAGTTGTAGGTGTTCGGGTCTATCTTAGATTTGGCAATGTACTTTTCAGCCTCTTCCTTCAGTTCCCGTTCGGCAGCGGATACAAGTCCTAATTCTGTTATTTTGGTTGAATCCCAACCTGACAAAACGTAGGTATCGCCGTCTTCGGGGATGAGCACCTCATCGGGCAACGGGCGACCGTAATCCTCGTTTCGGACAATTTCCCAAAGCTGTTCATCTTTACCGTCGGGATCAAAGGTCACAGCGAACACCATACCGTTCAATTTACCCGACTGGAAGATGATTGTCAATTCCTCACCGGGGAGGATATAATCTTTGGAGAAAGTTATCCCTGTGTCCTTGAAACGGTAAGCGTCCCACTTCTTTTCGGTAGTCGTTCCATCAGCATTCTCAATGGTTTCGGTATATTCCTTGGTAGTGATGTCCGACATAGTTCCAACTCTCCGGGGATAGACTTCATCGAAGATAACCACTTGCTCGATAGCTTCCTCTGTACTCATTTTCGGATAAGCATCTATGTACGGAGTCCCTTCGGGTAGCATCAATCTTTTTTGCACCACACCATTTACCACCACCGCTTCGTCAACGGGACGGTAGTTGGCAGGAATGTTCCTTGTCGAGCCGAAAGCATAGATACGGGTGGCATAGGTTGACTGGGATTCGGAGCGTGACATTTCCCCCACGTTCTTAGCGATTTCCATATTCACGTAGTCGCCAAACTCGCATTTACCGAAGTGGATAATATTGTCTGTCACCCAGCACTCGCAATCCCATTTCTTCGCCATTTCAAAACAGGCATCTAAGATATTGGTGTTATCATAAGTCATTAACAGAGACTTGTTCTCGACCGTACTGTCAATGGAAAAATCAAAATCCTGTCCTTTGTAAGTATAACCAAGAGCTTTCAAGTTTCTCAGGACTATACTTGCTTGTACGTCGAGTGGAGCTGTCAGACTCCAGGACGCTTCCTGCCCAGATGTCTCCGGGGTATATTTGAAGATTTTATTTTTCCATTTCCAGTAGTGAGCATCAAGTCTTAGTTCATAATCATAGCCTGCGTTATCGGTGTTGAAGGTAGGACTCTGCAAATCGCACACTTCAAATAGTCCAAAGTCGCATTCAACGTAAGTTCCGAGCTTGAAGTATATGGGATTCTCCAAAGAGAATTTCAAAAGTATGTAATCCTCTTTTTGGAGCGTAAGCTTCCGCTTGCAACCTTCGTTGGGAGTGGTTGAAAGAAGAATGGCACCCGATATATTTTTGATGTCTACTATCATAACACCCCAAAGTTCGGGGATAAAAAAAAGAGTGCCTAAAATTGGGCACTCTTATACACGACAATAAAACCAATGTCGTGAATTAGGTTCGATTAGCCGGATTCGGCTCCGAAAACTTACTTGAAATCTTACCAAAAGTCCTATCTAAGCTCTGAGCATAAGTGACACTCTTGCCAGTATAAATAAGATGGTAAACCTCGCTACTATTAGCAGGAATCTGAATATCAACCACACCTTTATACAGCTCATCAAAGAAAGCTTTCTTCTTTGCTTGATAATCAGACTGAGAATTACCCTCGATAGTGAACGAAAGAGTTATTTCCCTCTCATCGACTTTAGGATTACTAATTATTACCCGTTTCCCATGTTCAAGTCGACTTTTATTCTCAATAAAGTCTTTCATGGGGACGGCTGCCCCAATTACATCAAGAAACCCCTCTCCCATTCTCACACCCCATAAAGCGTAAGCATCCTTGTTATTTATCAATAATTCATTCATAGACTATAATTTTGCTGTATTCTTTTTAACTTCTGCTATATCTCTTTGCATCTGTTGAATAGGTTTGACGATTGCCCCTGTATTCTCCGAAATCTGCACCAGTTCAAGATAAGACTGTGCTATCAAATCCCTTGTGTCGTCAGCGATATTTCTTGTCTCTGTATTAACAGAGAGTATAGTGTCAGCCTTGGCGGTTAACAAGTTCAGAGATTGAGATTGAATTACATTCTGATTCTTGACTTCTTCCCCTGCAATCTGTAAAGCAGTAAACCTACCACTTAGTTCTCCGGCATCCTCATGCGTCATTTCGGTACCAAACCCTCTGGAAGTCGAAGATTGGGAAGTAGATTCTTGAGAAATCTTGTCATATCCAGTTGCTGCGGCAAGCTCGTCACGAAGCTTCATGGCTTCTTCTACATATTGCATATACTCATCCTGCAAAGCCTCCCTTTCAGCTTCAGTCAGTTCATTATCCTCCATGGCGGCACCAAATTTCTTCCACCATCCTTCAAGTTTATCGCTATACAATTCACCAATCTTATTGGAAAGCATGGCGCGCATGAAGTATTCCGATATATCTTCCGCTGCCGCCTTCGCATCGTATTTCATATCCATAAGATTGTCTATGAAGCTATCATACATAGAGTCGAAAGATATTCCGGTTAGTCCTTCATACAACTTATTAGTCAGCTCCTCCATCTTACCTGCTTGGTCGATATAATCATCCAATTTTTCAGAAAGACGTTCTCCGTAACCGCCCTTCCCTGTATTCTGAATTTTCTCCCACATGTCAACATTACTGCGGAGCATTTTCATCTCTTCGGGAGAAAGTGACCATATATCACCGTTCCAATTTCTACCAATCTGATTGCTTAAACGAGAGATTTCTTCTTGGTTAAATCCACCCCAGTAGTAGTTCCAGCTATGATGAGCACTTGAATATCTAGCCTGTTCCTGTGCAATTTTTTTATAGTTTTCTTCCGTCTCTTTTTGCAGCTTCTTTGCATCGGCATATGCAGAAACAGACTTTGTTCCCTTGCTGGCTTCCATTACATCTGTCAAATCCTCAATGGCGGTCTGTAGTGTTCCATTTCGGTCTGTCAGTCTGTTGATAGCTTCCTCGACCTCTTTTTTGTTACCACCAATGCCAAACAAGGAATTGAATCCTCCGAATGAAATTGCATTTAGAATATTACCTATGCCATCTCTTAAAGACCTACCAATTGTAACAAACAAGTCTCCAGACAAAACATCACTAATAATGCCGCTAACAGCATTCAAGACAGCATCTAGCAGACCGCCAACAAGATTGCTCAATCCGTCTTTGAGCACGTCAATGATGGACAGAATCCATCCGACAATGGGAACCTCCTTAAGGGAATCAGACGTTTTACCTATCACATCTTTGAATCCGTTCACCGTCTTGATAATTCCACTATATGCGTTATATAATCCGCCCGAAGACAGTTGTTGCAACCCTCCCAACAAGTTCTCCATGCTCGCTTTCAGCTTAGTAGCGGTATCGGTCATGTTCTGCTGGGCCTGGTTGGCGATATCCGTTTGCGTCTTTACGTTGGCAGATGCAATGTCAGCATTCTGCCGTGCTATATCAAGGGCATTCGCGGTAGCCTGCTTTTCCTCTTCAGTTCCATCCTTCTGTGCCTTGGTGTAGTCCTCTTGCGCTTTTTGGAGCTTGTCCAAAGCCTCCGTTTCGATTTCTACTGCATTGATACGATTTTGTTCCGCTGTCTGATAGGCTTTTACATCCTCGCCAAGTTTCTTGAAATTCACTCCACTGGCACCGCCCAAAGACTTTTCCATCCGGTTGATAGCGTCAATCAATGATTTCTGACTTGCCTGATCGGAGTTATTAAACTCATCAGTCCGGATATATTTCTTTGCTTCTTCCAAAGTAGGTTTAATCAGATCAGAAAACATGGAACCAAATTCTCCGAACACAGTCACCCAGTCGATATTGGCTTTAACAACTTCAGTCTCTTTGTTTTGGATGGCGATGTCACGCTGTTTCTTCAATATCAAACGCTCGCCTTCATTCTGAGCCTTTTGTATCTTCTCGGCATATTCTTGGGCGATGCCGAATTTCTGTTGCTGGAATGTGCCATACTCTTTCAAGTAATCATTCAACGCCTGCTGTTCAGTTTTAAGTTGTTCTTTTGTTACGTCAGCAATATTTTTATCTCTCTTATTTTCAGCATTAGTGTAACGAGCTGAAATCTCTATAGATTGTTCAGGGGTCAACTTTCCACCTTGCTTTTCTGACAGGTCTTTCTCCTGTTTTTTAATGGCGTCCAGTTCTTTTTGATAATCCAAATCTATCTGTTTCAGTTTCTTCTCCGTACCTTCTTTCATCAAACTGACTTCATCCTGCTGGTTCTGGCGACGAAGAGAAAGAAGTTCCTCGGCAGACTTTTGCTGTTCTTTCTTCTGTTTTTCAGAAGCCTTTTCTTGTTTGGAAGACGAATCGTAAACTTTCAGTTCTTTTTCAGCCTCCTTTAGCTTCTTAACATTATCCTTGTAACTCTTTACTACGGCTTCGTCTATCCCTTTAAACTTACCAGCGTCCATTAATTTCTTTTGAGAAGACGCAATGGAGTTTAAAGCGGTTTCAGCTTCTTTCTTTTTTGTTTCCCAATATTTCTTATTTTTAGATTGCTTTTCTCTTGCAGACTGCAATGTCTCAAGGGATTTCACAAATGAAGATACTTCATCACGTGAAAATTCCCCAATCATATCTTCTGATACTCTTGAAAGAGAAGATTTCCATTGAGATATAGCTTTTTTAAGTTCGTCATCAGAAAATTTTTTAGCTTCTTCAATGCGAGCATTTATATAGTCGGTATTTACGGCAGCTTGAGCCTCCTTTTGTTGTCTTTGAAGTTCTTTAAGAACATCATTAGCCTCATTGATAGCCTCTTTACTACCCGACATCCCTGATACATATTCTTCTTGATTCCTAACTTTGGCATTTATGGAAGCAAGTTTTTCCTGATTGCTTTCTTTTTTCCGCTTAGATTGTTCCTCGTTAAGGTCTTTCTGCAACTGAATCAAATTTGTCAAATGCCCTTCCTCATCAATATATTTTTCGATGATTCCCGGATATGCCTTTTTTAGTGATTCTATTGCAGCATTGCGGTTTGCTGTAGCTTCCGCTTCATCGCCTGCGACAGAAATAAGACGTTGAATTTCTTGCCTGTGAGATTCTTCTTTTCGTATAGCATCTTCTTTTGAAGCATTATACCTTTCTTGTACTTCTTGTGCTTCAGTTGTTCGTTTGCTAAATGCCCACACAGCAGAAGCTGCGCCAATTGCCACCGTAGCCAACAAGACATACGGATTTTTCAACATGGTAGCATTCAGTAATGCCTGTGCTTTCTGCGCTAATAATATTCTTCCACGCATAATTAATGTTGCCGCAGAATGACCATTTTCAGCAGCAGTAACTAACATTACGGCAGTCCTATACGTCCCGTAAGTAACCACCAATCCAGCAAGCACCTTTCCGACTGTCTCATAGTTTTCAATCAGCGAAGTAGTCATTTGAATACCATCCATAATTACCCCTTCTGACTTCTGCCCTAGTTCGTTAAACACAGAATCCAAAGCATCCTGCATCATAGATAGCTGACCGTTTATCTCCTTTGAAGCATTCTCGGACATATTATAGAACCGACCGCCTGCGGAAGTGGCGTCAATAAACGCCTGTTGTACCATTTCTGCGGAAATAGCCCCCTTAGACATCTCATCTTTGAGTGTGGCAATAGACTTCCCTGTCTTTTCAGCTATCATCTGTAAGGGGTTGAATCCGGCATTAATCATCTGATTAAGGTCTTGCCCCATCAGCTTACCTGCTGCTGACATCTGAGAAAAAGCCAAAGTAAGAGAGTTAAACTTCTGTGTATTCCCCATAGAAACATCACCAATAGCTTGTAAATAACGTGGTACTCTTTCAGCTTCGATATTAAACCCTAACATCATCTGTGTAGCGGCAGTGACATCTGAAAATTCCAAAGGTGAAATCTTTGCATATTCACGTACTTGCACCATGAGCGCATCGGCTTTCTCCTTGCTACCTAACAATGTTTGAATAGCAGTATCGGCCGCTTGAAACTCACCACGCACACGGATGATTTCAGAACCTAACGCTTTCAGTACGCCAGCACCACCAATAACCGCCAGTGCTTTCTTCCAAGAGATAGTGATGCCTTCGTTAGCCTCAGTAACACCTTTTGCGTCACTCTTGTAAAGAGAGTATTCATCACGGAGTTTCTTTACGGAAAGACGAGCTTCCGCCTGCTGTTGAGTCAATCCAAAAAGAGCCGCTTTTTCTTCATCTAAAACCTTTCGGGCAGCATTATATTCTTCTAACTTACTGTTTGCCGATGTAGGGTTACGTTTCAAGGCGATGCGATAAGCATCTCCCAAACGTTTTATATCCGCTTCAATATCCTTAACCACCGCCTTTTGAGCAATGATTTTTTCTGTAAACCCATTTACTGATTGGGAGGCATCGAAGATTTTCTTTTTGAAGCTGCCCTCCATCATCGCTCCGGCTTTGGCGGCTTCATTTACCAATCCATCCATCTTTTGAGTGGATGCGGACAGTTGGGTATTCAGAGTCTTGAAAGCAGCGGGAGATTGCGTACTATCCATGCCCTTTAACTCCTGCTTTAACTTCACTATCTCATTACGGAGTCTTACAACCTCTTCCCAGTCACTTGCTACCTTGAAATATAATTTTGCCATACCTATTTTCTCTTTCTACGATTCGCCAATTCCTTACCACTGATTTTCTTTACCTTCTGACCGCCATATACGGCATGAAGTTTGTCCCGTTGCATCATCAATAAATTTCTATAAGGAATAACCTCAAAAACTTCCGTATATGTCAAATGAAGCGTATCAATCAAATGGGCTATCTGCCCGAAGAACGTTGTGTTTCCTACTGTTTCGGCTTGGCTGCCAGCATCGACACGTTCTTCATCGAGCTGACACACTGAAAAGCCGAAATATCCATCATGGAAAAACACGCTTCCAACGCTTCTTTGATTTCTTCAAAGGTTCCGTTCTCCAATACCTTAGCCAAATCTTCACTACCACAAATGAAGCATGAAATACCTTCCAACATATCTTCAGTAGCTTCGGGAAGTTCCTTGATGGCTTCCATGATGTTATCACCAGTCATACCTATATTAGAGAAATGCCGTATTGCTCGGCAAATCACCTTGATTGTAGGAGGTTTGATAGTATAAATCATTCCTCCTATCTCCACATTTTTAAAATCTAAACCCAACAGAGCATCAGATACTATTTTAGCTGCTTGATTCATAATATTTAAATTAAAATGGCGGTGAGCAATCACCCACCGCCATCTGAAAACAATCTTTCGCCCTATAAACTTATGCGGTCAATGCTTTAACAGCATCTTCATCATAGTTGTATTCAGAAGACACGCCTTCTACTGTTGGCGTTTGTACCAAACCACGAACAGCGATAGCAATTGCCTTATCGGTATTTGCTTCACGAGCAACAATCTGTACGTTAGGGAAGATAAACCAAACATTGTCTTCTGTCAAGCAGAAAAGAGCCTTATTAATGACATCTTTAGTCAAAGGACGTTTCCAACCTACGGCAACCTTATTTGCATCTGCACCAGTTTCAACAACCGCTCCACCCATGAGGGCCGCTTTCGTCTTCCAATCGTACTGACCGATAGAGAAAGCAGGAGTAATATCACCAAGAGTTGTATCATAACGGTAGCTCTGACCGTTCAACTGGTTCTTGTAACCAGTTACAGATGCTTCCGACTCTTCAATCTGCCAAGTTTCCCCATGTACATTTTGTACTTCATTTTTGGCAGTGATAGCTGCCGAAATTAAAGTCTTAGCGATTTCGGGGGTAATGTCTGCCGTAACTACATTTGTGTCGGCAAACAAGATTCTTTTAATTCCTACTGCTGAAATCATAATCCTATAGTTTTACATTTAATACTTCAAATAGAATTCTTACATTCACATAATGACACTTCAAAACTGTGTCTGCTTCCGTACCGATTGATTCGATTGAGTAACGATAGGCTGTGCCGTCATAGGTGCTTACCATATCGTCGAATAGCTTGTTGGCTTGCCTTTCAAGCTCATTCAGACGGATAGAGTTCGCTTCATTCTCACTCAAATTAGGCACACAGATATTCACCTCGGCAAAGGACTTCTTCCAATATGTTTCCGGCTGTTGCTTCTTCGTGTGGATGACAATCCTTTCGGACTTCAATTCGCCCGTCAGTGTTTCTCCTGCCGGTACTATGTCTATCCCGAAATCCTTGCAATCCCGGTAGAGAATGTTTCCTATGTCGGTAGTTACTATCATTCAAATTCTTCTTTTAATCGTTTCTCTGCATATAAAGCGGCACCACTCAAAACATCAAACCCCTTGGATTCCACGAATGAAGCGTATTCCGCTTCGTTTTTCAGCGTCAAACCGTCTTTATCGACATCGTACTTGTTGGACGTTCTCAAAGTGAGCGTGTGGTCTTGATAATTGCCATGCTCTTCCGCGTACTTAACGGCTTCATCGCCCTCATCAATCATTTTCTTCTCAACCTCCCATTCTCCTTCATCGAAAAAGGAATCGACATCTGAAAAATCAAATCCTACATCCATAGTTCCGAATATCCAAAGTAGTTCGTATTCTTCACCGTATAAACCTCGCCTTGCCCTCTCAAATTATCGCCATCCATGCAACGGACCTCATCCCCTGCCTTGACAGTGATTCTCTTCTCGCACACCACATGGTAGTTAGGACGATACACAGAACCGTTATCAGACGTAAACTCTTTGGTAGTGTTATCATCACAACGGCACTTACATACATCCTGCCAGCATTCACCGCCAGTTCCGGGAATGGGTCTGCCGAACTCATCCTTTTCCATCGGGGTGATTACCTTTACTTGTAATATGTGTGGAGCGAATATCATAAGAAGGTTACTTTGGGTTTGTTACTTAACTCGTCTTTCAATCCGTACTGCTTGCACAGCCATGAATAATAATCCTTGATACCTTGAATATTCCAAGACATCGAGAAACCACTTTCACTGATTGAAGTGGCACGAAGCAATAAAGAAGGGATGAACTTCACAATCGCTACAGAGACACGGCCGTAACAATCCTCATTCATCTCATCCTCTCCGCTTATCTTCGAGTTCAGACACATATCCAAAAGTTCAGCTTCCGACAACTGAATGCCGAAAGTCTGAAACTTCTGTGATATGTATTCGTTTACCGTCATCTTAATATGGTGTAATCAGTTTACTATATGCTGTATGACTATAATGTGTGCAATACTTCGACTTATAGACGTACCGGAACGGGCATTTAGGAACTGAAATCTGTTTCCTTTGCATTGCCGTAATAATCACTGGTTGCTTCACTGGACTATCCACAAGCATAAATATTGGCTGCGGAACGGTCAGCACAACACAATCAACAGGAGATGCTTCAAAAGTGATACACTGAATGTCTGGCAAACCAACATCAACAGATGGATTCACGTACTCACACTTAGGAGATTTCACACTTGATGCCTGCACGCTCAACGAAACCAAAGACATCATCAAAAAACCACACATGGCAAAAATAAAATTCTTCATTTCTTTTCTGATTTATAAAATTAGACAACGGAAGGGTAGAGTAAACTACCCTATCCTTACTCAATTCCTAATGCTTCTTTCAGCTTGGCAGTTGATTCTTCATCAAATTCTGCAACCTTACCCAAAAGAGTTTCTTCTTTCATGTTACCGGAAGCCTGCACGCCGATAGACTTTAAAGCATCAACCAAAACCTTTTTATCAAACTCTTTTTCAAAAAGGGAGATTTTAACCTCTTTCTTTTCTTCGGGAGCCTTCACTTCGGGAGTTTTCACCTCAACCCGTTCGGCAAGCCTGCGGCTCTCCATGTCCATCACACGCGATTCCTCGCTGACTTCAATCACTTCACCAGGAGTATAATACTTACCGGTGAACTTGTCGCGAAAAACAGATATAACCCTTATTTTCATAGTCACCTCCTTATGCTGATTGGATTGATGCAATCTCGCTCAAGTCGATATTGGTAATCAAATCCGGATTGGAAATCTGCGGAATCCACTCTGCCGTATATTCCATATAGCGACCGTTTTTGTCGCGATAGTTGGAGATAAGCATCTGACCTTCTGACGGGATATAAGTACGTCCCTGTACCGGGTCGGCCGCTTCATACGGGGTATGGTGGCGCATATAACCGATTTGGTCGGAAGGCAACAGAGTAATGCGGTTGTCCGCGTAAATCTGCACATTCTTTCCCGTTTGGTCTTTCACGTAATCTTCCTTGATTTCAATACGCGGCAGGCCAATACCGGTGAACACTTCGGAAGCCAAAGAAGAGGAAACCAAGCCTGTACTCAATTTCATTTCGTTAGTACCGAGAATCATCTTATATTGCTCTCCAAACTCGGATGAACCAAGAACATGCTTATTGAAAGATGCACGTGTCATAATCATCTTGGCATAAACACCAAAGTCAGGAGCCAAAGAATGAAGTTTCTCTCTCAAATAAGAGATAAACATATTCTTTCCGTCTACAATCACATCGCCACTTATCGGCTTGATAAAGTTGAACGGAAGGGTAATTTCCAACAGTTTATTATTGGTCTGACCGGAAGTAATTGCAGCATCCTTGTTATAAACGGTGGCTTCACCAAGCATCAACAAGGCACCAACAATAATATCCATGCGTTTGTGAGCAGCAAGGGTAATCTGACGGTAATCATCTGCCAGGAAGTTTACAATCTCTTCCATTGCGGTCTTTTGATCTGCCGTTTTAGCTACATTGAACTTGTCAATTAAATCCTGCAATTCAGAAAGACGGTCAATAGACATCTGATAAGCATCACCCAAATAGGCAATCTCACCATAGCCGGAGCCGATATTTCTACGTTCACGAATAGGTTTCTCTCCAAAACGTGAATTGATAGAACCGGCCATTACCCCAGTTACAGAGCCGATATAATCTTTGAACACACGAGTAGTTACTCTACGGAAAGTAAGATACTGCTGCCAATAGATTGTGTCTTTACGTGTCTGGTTCACACGTCTAATGATAGCGGAAACAATGTTCGCATCATCGAATAATGTTTGAATCGTTAAAAACATATCCTGCCTCCTTACTCGTTAAATTCAAACCATCCCTTCGTGTTGGCTTTATCGTTCTCGGAGAACGGCATAACCAATTTTGAAGGCTCAATTTCTGCGGCTGTACGAAGCAATGAAACCAGTGTGATTCCATCCTCAACCTTTGTCCGGTTGTACAGAGCCGAATTTGCCACGTGCTTCTGCTTCAAACCATCAACCGCAACCGCCTCAAAGAGTACCGCATCTTTGGCGATATTCTCACCAAAAGCAGCCTTGATTGTCAATACATCATACATTTTGTTGGTCTTGTCAATAGCCGTTACTTCCGCACCTTTCGTACCGCTTCCGATGAACATACCCACGTATGCCAAAGAGTTTTTGGCTACCTTGATGGACAATGCAGCATCACCGGTTGCGTATGCTTCCACTACTTCCACATTGATTACCACATAAGCGAACTTGTTTTTCAAATCCGCACAAATCGGTGTAAATCCGGGAAGAAAACTTCCCACTACTAGGTTCTGCGTATCGAGCTTGAACGGGCCACGTCTACGGATGCCTGTCTGGACATCGTAACGTTCCTCTTGCTCAACATGCGGAACCAAGTCATACTTAAATCCTGCTGACATAATTAATTCTTGTTTTGTTCAACAATAGCATTCGTTCCCTCATCAATCATCTTGGCGATTGATTCGTTTTCCTTCTCAATCTTTTGCTCCGCTGATTCGGGAGGGGTTACACCGCTAAAGCCAACATTGGCAAGTTCCTGCTTTGCGTCCTTGAAATAAGTATCTAAGTCCGCATCATCAGGAATTGCATAACGCTTTGCGAATGTTTCTGGAATACCATACTCCTTTGCCTTTGCCATAATCTGCTCCTGCCGGGTAGCTTGTAACTTCTCTGTCTCGAATTGAGCGAGCTTATCAGAAAGAGGTTTAACGGCTGCATTCACTGCGTTGGCAATAATAGTCGCCATATCGTCCGTCTTATCTTCCGGCTTCGGATTAGGGTTAGGATTGGGATTAGGGTTCTCAATTGGCTTACCGTCTTTAAGGTTATACCTTTTCTCGTAGTTCAATACAGAAGTACGGGTAGCATCCCCGGCACGGAAATCGCCATAGGAATTTAACACGTCCGAAAAGCTGATACCCTCCACGATGGAGTTTACCTTTGTCTCGTCCGTTACACCCTCTGCCTTTTTAGTAGCGATTCGGGTTAAGATAGCAGTATCCACCCCAGTGAATTTCTGTTGCAGTCCTGCCAAGATTTGTTCTAAGATTGTCATACCGTATGAATTAAAATTTGAGATTCAATTTGCGGAAGTAAAAATACTACCAATACAGATGATTGATAAATATTTAAGCTCCCCATTCACGACAATCAATTCATTGTCGTGAATACGGTATAAAAGTAGAAAGTAAGTAGGTGGAAGGGAAATAATTGGATAGTTAGAAAACCACAATTGGGAGATTGTGGGAATTTAGCATGAAATTGTCCACTGCAAAAAAATGCTTTCTAATTATAGCTATCAGGATTGAGAACGGGAACAACCGGATGCAGGGAATTAGTACAACCGAGTCAAGCAGGAAGTCCAGCATATTATCACGGATGAAATGGAAAGGATTAAGAATGACCCAATGTTATATTGCATTTGATTAAAGAGAAACAAGAATAGATATTAGTAGTATTTAAATCTTGATAAATTTAAATACTACTTTCTATTTTTACTCATGGAAATCCTCAAAGCAGACAGACAGTTCATGTTTTTGGGCTATAATTGCATTTATTACTTCAATAGGAATAGCAACACCATAACCGAGTTCATCATAACCTTCTCCTTCAGCCATTGTATCACTAATTGCAACACCAACAATAGAACCATATTTATTAATAACTGGTCCGCCACTATTACCGCCTGTTATTCGAGCTGTTATTAACATTAATTGAGTGATATTTTGAGTGAACATTTCGCTTGCAACGGAGGTAATTGCTCCACGTGATGGGGCAAAGCGCGCATTTGCTAAAGACGATACAGTAGCTTTCTCAACCGTGAGAAAATTGAGAAAACGAGGTATCATTGGATATCCCATAACAAGAACATCATCTAAAACCTGTGGAGACTGAATAAAAACTTGTTCCGTTTTTTGAGATAAATCTATATAAGCTATATCAATAGCATAATTATCACTTATATAAATCTTAGCTTGGCTTAATTGTTCCTTGCTATAGCCCGGTATTGAAACATAAGCCCCATCCTCTAAACAGTGTTTGGCAGTAACAATGCCATTGAGGAACTTAAAACAGCTTCCCATCATAGGCTTTTTGTCTTTAGTATATGCGATGATAGGAATAACCTTATCTTTGTAGAAGCTATATACATATTCGAAGCCATAAACGACTGAGTTATAGTAATGGGACATTTCATCTTTTTTGATGACTAAAGCATTAAAATCTCCTGCGTGCCCATAATTATTATATAGCCCCATCGCAGTTCCTCCTTTAATCAAAGACATGATATTATTATTGCATAATATATCGCATATTTTGGCAATAATAGCAGGCTGTAATAATTCTTGTGCCCCTTGTGGTGTATGTGCTTCACAAAAATTCACGACATTAGTTCCGTTGATGCCATTACTGACATGAAAATATTTCAAAATGTCAATTATCAATTCAGGATAAAGGACATCATAATCATTAAATTCTTTCATTTTTGCAAATTAAATATTTATAAGCAAACATACTCATTAATCTTTAATATGCATAGAAAGGCTATGCAATATTTAAGTTGGGGATAAATGAAGTCCCCCATTCCCAAATCCTTAAATATACTTTATTTCATCCTTGCTTCTTCTACAGTTAGACGAGAGTATCTTCAATATAAACTTAGGCCTTCCCTGCATATTCAACTATAACTTCTACAGTTTTCATAAAAAAGTTATACTCCCAACACAATATTAGCATCAATATTCAACTTCCGGCTTATTTCACGTGCAACTTTCAAAGTTGGCTCACACTTACCAGATATATAATCGCTAAGACGTGAGGGACTGACACCTACCAATTTTGCAAGTGATTTTTGATTAAGTCCCATTTCATACATACGAAGTTTAAGAACATCCACAAGTGAAGGTTCCCCCAATGCAAAATGCTCTTCTGAATAGTCAGCAACCAAATTGGAAAGAAGTTCCAACTCTATGCTATTTGGATCGTTCAAAGAAGTATTGTCTTCCACTAAGGGCAACAACTCCTCTACTCTTTTCACAGCCCATTCGTATTGAGCCTGATTTTCAATCTTTGTCATAACCATTATATTTTTGAACAATCTATTTTGTCATATTCTTTATGAGTACCAATGAAACGGATATAAACGAACTTGATAGTAAACTTTATCACAACAACCAAGCGATAATTATTGCCTTTGATATTGAACACATAGTGCTGATTACCCACATTATCCACACTATTAAACGTTTTCTTGACGTCTGCAAAACATGTCCAATTGGCTTGTTTTACTATTGCAGTCCATTCTTGCAAAGCAACCTTTGAATCGGGGTTTGCCTCTGTATATTCTTTTAATGCCTGTTCGGTAAATATTCTCATTGGTTACTCAATTATCATGTGACAAAGATAAGAATAAAAATTCTATTTTTCAAAATAAGATTCTAATATTTATAACCAATGCGAAAAAATAGTGATAACTCCGAAGAATCACCGTTAATTGTCCTATTTTTTATATCAGAAAACTATAACCCCCGTAATTTTTCTGACTAAGAAGCATTTTTCTGTTCTGTTTTTAAGATTTTCTCATTCTTGGCTTCCTGTTCCTCTTTTATTTCGGCAAGTTCTTCTTCAATGCGATCGCTGTTCCCGGCAAACATGATACCCTCACGAGTGGACCAGATACCACCAGCAACAGCGGAAACGGCAGTAGTAACTTTGTCGTTCAAATCATCAATCATAAACGGAACTAAGTCTGTCTCAATATCAATCGTCTGCGATGCCTTGCTGAACTCGGAAGGATTAATAGCCCCTAATGCTGAAACAAGGAAGTTCACTCTCCGTTGTAAGAACTCACCGATAACCTCAGCATGATTGCTCACGCTCATGTGCGCTCCCATGAACATAAAGCGGAAAGCCGTACCGGATGCTTTGCCAACACCTTTCAGTGTTTCAAAGGAAATGCGTGGAGTGTTTGACATATCATAAGCATTGTTCGTTAGAGTTTCGGCTTCAAAGCGTACTGTTTCTGGAACTTGATTCCACGTCAGATACTGGGCATCTGCTCCTTCTCCTGTGAGCTTTACGATTTTATCTTTATTCTTTCCAACAAATCCCTCTACATCGCCAACCAATTTCAGCAAAGGGAAAAAGTGATAGTCAATACAATCGGCATAATTGGATAAAAGTTTTTCCAACCGGACGCGGAAAGTCTTTATCTTCTTGCAATACGATTCAGGACGGTAAGCGTAGATAACCGGCAGTTTCGGGAATCCATGAACGAAAGGTGTTCTTTCTTCATACCCTTTAGATAAGTCCCATTGATAGACCGCTTTGTCTGTGATAGTCATAAAGCAAGTGATTTCAGAATCATCCATGAGCTTTTTCTTGTACTCACGGGACAGGGCAATCATCTTACCTTCATCGTTGAAGAACGGATAAAGTTTATCACCTCGGAACGGTGACCATAAAACGCTTTTCAGCTTTTTGGTCGGCTTTACCTTTCCACCGAAAGAAGTCTTTACTCTCTTCCAAAACTTCGCCCAAAATGAATCATCATCGGTTACATACCAATATTCGGCTACTTCCTGTTCGGAAAGCCAAGAACGGACAATCTTTTTGTTCTGGTACTTGATTTTGTTGGATTTGAATACAGCCTTGACAGCGTCTAATAGTTTCTTTTCGTCATCATCGGTTGGAGTACAATCCATTGACGGTTCGGTACCGACTGTGAAAGCCGTTTGAATGTTGACTATATCCTGCTCCAAAGGGATAGAAATACGGTTTACCGGTTCAGTCTTGTACTTCGCTTCGATTTCATACTTCTTGCCGGTCTTTTCATCGTAAACCGTTTCCGCTTCCTTTTCGAGTACCTTTCTATCCGGGTACTTCTCTTTGTTCACCATGATTTCATGGCGTTCAGGATTCCAATCATCCCAAAGTTTACAACGGTCTGGAAGTTCGGTTTTCCGCCCCTTCTTTAAATAGCTTATTTTCTGTCCGATATCGGGTAATGCTAATATTTCATCTAAACTCAATAGCATAGTTTATATTTTTAATGCGTGAATATTCCTGTTAAATCTTTTGGCTTCAAAATGCGTCCAAGCAAACAACCCAATACATAATATCTAATAGCATCCATCAAATGATTATATTCATCTACTGGCTCATTGATGTAGTTTCCATCTTTATCTTTGTCCCAAACATATTTCCGAAGTTCAGTAATAAGATTGTAAGAGCGTTCTGTTACAAAGAACTCCATATCTTTAATCTTATCAATACCCGCTTTGATTGAACCGGGGAACTTATCTACCGGATAGATATTCACGCCTCTGTTCTTTATCTCTTGAATCAATCGAGGATCTTGTGAATCAGCAAACACTTTCATAGAGAAAGGCTTTAACCTGTTGGCAATAGCTGATGAAAGCATATCCGTTTCATAGAAAAGTTCATCAACATACAAACGGTTATCAATAATGCCACATCTTACAGCAGCGGATGGATCATTAGTAAATCCGAAGTCCTGCCCTATTCCTACCTTTTTGCATTCTCGTGGGAACTCTTTAACAATACCCCACTTCTTGAATACGGCACCTTCCGCTACATCAGCCCAGCGTCCGATAACCACATGGGCATACTTTTCGGGGTTGCTCACCTTCATATCCTCGACTTCTTTCAAAAACTCAGGTGAAAGGTTTTCCAAGTTATCCAGATAGGTAGTATGGATATGAAGTACATTCGGGTGTGTGGAAATCTGTACCTGCACACCATCAATCTCTACCAGTTTATGAATATTCTCAATGTACTTTTTATAGATAAAGTGATTGGAGTCGCAAGGATTCATGATAATAATAATCCGGTTCTGAATCCCTTTCTTACGAATAGATAGCATAATCTTGTCGAACTCTTCTTCATTCGTCCATTCCTCCGCTTCATCGCAAACAAAAGTAGTAATACCCTGAATGGATTTCAGTTTCGCCGTCTGATTCCCGGAAGATGTCTTGATACCCCGAAACATGATACGACTCTTAGTCATTTTGTTGACTATATCCGTCTTGGTGGTCTTGAAATATTTTGTAGTTCCGTCAAGGTCTATCTTCTCCATCATTTCCGGGATGATAGACATACCGGCGGAAACCATCGTGTAACGGGTATAGAGAATCTGATGCACAATCTTCTCTACCGGGGTCATTTCAAAAGTCAGACGCTCTATAAAGGTGGAAGCGTTGAAAGACTTTCCCGAACCACGTCCACCGGTGATGAGAATTATAAATTTCTCCGTATCGGTGTATAACGGATGATATATTTCTTGGGGTTCGATCATTTCAGTTTGTCTTTAATCCATGAATCAATACTAATACCATGATCTATGTCGGTAGGGATATCGGCATCTTCTGATTCTTCCCCAAAACCTTCGTTTTTTCCTAATGTAGAAAGCAAATAACGAATCATATAGCCATCTGGACGTTCACGCCAACCTACGAAATTTCCATCTTTATCCTTTTCAGGAATACCCAATGCAAGAACACGGGCAGAAACTAGGCATTCATCAACTAGGGAACCGCGTTCATCGGATATGGCGTCCTTGAACTCCGTATCTTCTTTTGCCCATTGATATATAGTTTTCCGAGCTACTTTAAACGTAGCCGCAACCTTAGTCAAATTTCCACCAGATTTGCGGAGAATCTTTCTAAAATCTTCTATATTAGGTTTCTTAGCCATATCCTTGCGTACGGGCGCGCGTATTTGTTACTTTCGTCACTTAATCAATCTCAACACTTCCTCACCTTTCACAAACTTGTCATCTGTACTGATGCCAAGCAAGTCGCAAAAGTCATCTTTAGCTTCATGGGAAGAAAAAGATAATGTTATAAAGGCTTCTTCATTCTGTTGCCTTTCTATTGCGGATTCTTTTACCAGCTGTTTGATGGATTTCATGTGTTCTTTTTTAGCTTCGTATGTATTTTCATCCATTGCAGGAGTTTCTATTTCATCGAACAATGATACAGGGGATAATAAACCATCCAAAGAATCTGAGAAAGAAGGAATAGCTGTATTTATAGAAAGGATATCGTTAAGATCCCCAATATCCAATCCAACATCCGTATAATCAATATCAGAAATATAGCCAGCTATAAGGTCTATATCTGGCTTTGTATTTCCTACTGCCATGTATGTAAGCTGTTCCTTCTCAGTCTTATCATCGAGACTCACGACTTCAACCTTAACATTGTAATCCGCACCGGAAGTACCATTGTATTTATAATGCAAATCCATTGCTTTTATTCTACGATGCCCATCTATAAGATTACCCGACTTCTCATTCCATACGATACCACCGAGAAAACCTACTTTTTGCAAGTTCCTTTTTTGCAGTTTTATCCTCTCATCGGAATGTCTTTTAGGATTAATCGGATTGAGATTTATTTGAGAACGCTTTATAATCCTTGTTTCACTTTGTTTTAGCTCTTTCATAATCATATTCAAATAGTTTTCTTTCTACTAATGGATATTCGCTTATAATCCTTCCTAAATCTTCTGGAAAATTGTTACGAAGAAACAGCAAATAATTAATGTCAGTAATATCGGTACCGGACGATTGATGTTTTAAATCATATGATTCAGGCTTTATCAAATTTTTCCAGTTAATATATTCCAATATATCTTTGTTTTTATATTCAGACAATGGGTAACATTTCTTTTGCACTTCATTGATTCCGTTCATATCGTATGTACGTAACATTAAACGTCGATTCATCGAATCAGACTGCTTGAATCCGAAGAAAGCCCATTCAACATTATATTTCTCCCTTACTATATCGGTAAGTTGAGCCATATTGTACAGTTTCTGCTTCTCGTTCTTAACACATCCTAAGTAACCAATACGCCTAAATGAATAAACAGAAAAATGTGGTATCTGAATGTATTTCACATTCGGGTATTTATTGCAGGCATAGTTGATATATCGATTAATGTGAGATAAGTCTTTGACAACATACATATAAACACATACAATTTCTTTGAAATAGGGTGATATAAGGTCTAAAAGGGCTATACTGTCCTTACCCGATGCCGAGTGAAACAATATAACCCTGTCAGTCTTTTTTGCGACAGCTTTAATTATATCTATCGCTTTCTTCATTAGACAACTCTACCTCCTATACGGCGATTAATTCTCGCTCTTTGAGCGGCATTTCTACCGGTAGATTGAAAACGACCTGCTTCATAATCCTTTCGACTTCGGTATTTTCTACCTCTCGCATCAGTAGCATAAACTTCTGGCATAATCTCGATTTTTTTTTAGTTAAACAATCTTTTTACCTACAAATGAAGCCACCTAAGTGACTCGTGTTATTTCAATCCCGAATGGCTGATAATCTCACAAATATGCAAATAATAGAATAACGGCAACTCTTCAGGTGGGTTCTTTTTAAACGCTTCTAATTGTTTGTCGAAATCGTGAAAATCAAATTCATCGTGCATGAATTTTATGCCTTCTTCTGTTATTTCGCCTATACCAATTTCATCAATGGCGACATCAAGTGTCCATGGCGCACCAGTACTATAAAAATGAATAGCTTCTATATCTGTGCGCAAAATGGGCTGACATTCCTCCTCACGTCCAGCTTTTCTCAATTTCTCATTTTCGTCAACTTGCGCAAAGTCCGTGAACATTTTCTCATATTTGGCACTAAGCATACGCGTTTCTATGCTCTTTTTACCATTCAAAATATCTAAAGCGTTTTCTTTTGTCATTATGAGCGAATACGCTTCTATCTCTTGACCATTATAATTAATCTTCATACTACTATATCGTTATAAAATTTATACTATAAAAGATAGTACCCCAAAGGTACTACCACAATCAAAGATAACGAAATATCTTCAATCGTTATACACGACAATCGAGTTATTGTCGTGAAGTAAGCCAAATATCACGTTCTTCTCTGCATTGTTTCAGCGTTGGGGCTACCGTGGCAAACAGATCACCGGATTCTGTTCGATAGTCATACTGGTACATTCGCCTTACTTTGCCTTTCAACTTTATTGAAAAAGTAGTGTAATTCTCTTTACCGGGTTGGCATACGCTGCAACCGTTTTCGTTTATTGAATTCATAATCATTTATATTTAATGTTTCACATTCAATCTTTCTTCACTCGTATAAGCCACAACAAGATTGGTTTCATCATGCCGTATCGTGATATACTTTTCGTTCTTGTCAATGGTAGTAAAGTCGTACATGGTACATAGCTTGCCCAATACTTTGCCCAGTTGCTTCATCAGTGGGGCTTCAGGGCTGACAATTAAAACTAAATCCGCTTTCATAATCGTGTGTATTTTGGTAGCCCGAAGGCTACCGGATTAATTACATTAAAAAACTTGAATTGAGACCAAACCTAGAAACTAAAGCGTTGTTTATCTCTCGGTCGGTAGGATTGTGGTCAAACGCTCTGACGAAGTCATTATATCTACCTCTTATAACATACTTGTCTGTCATTATCTCTTGTCCTTGTCTGTCCGCCAATGTGCCAGTCGGATAAAAAGAACAACTATCAAAATAATGATCGTCTTTATTATAGTCGCCTGTTAGCTTCATATAGATGCCGTTTACTCTTTGACAAAAAACTGCTTGTGTTTCTTTCTCGTTCATAATCGTCTATATTGCACAGGGCTTTCGCCCTGCTGGTTAAACATTTAATATCGTAATCTCTTTATTACCTATCTCTGTATCTACGTTCAGAACCTCATACTTTTGAGCCTTATAGTTATAAACGATCTCACAAGTATTGAAACCTCTACCATCTTCTCTTTGGTCATATATAGTATTTATGTGCTGGTACATCTTCTTACCTAACATGAAGTTTATCTTGCCTGATGTGCAGAAGTAAAATGCTACTGCATACTTCAATGTTTTCTTTTCATCAACCTTCTTTGTTGCCATGATCGTATATTTAAGCGTTAATACCAATTGCGTTTCTCATAAAGTCACTTGCTTGCTCTACTGACATACCCAGCTTCTTTTGAATCAGAAGAAGCATACAGCTAACTTGTTCTTTGGTATTCAAGTTGCCTTGTGCAAACTCTGACATGATGAACTTCTCTATTGTTCTTTGTTTAATTACTGATGTTGCCATAATCATATATCTTTTAATTGTTATTACTTCGTTTCTGATGATGCAAAGGTATAGTATATATACGAAATAAGCAAACGTAAATTATGTATATATACTATATTTAATACATTTTATATAGCATAGACACTAAATTTATATTCATTCACATAAAATATAGCTAAAACAAATAATTATCAAACTTTTCTTTCGCATATACACTATATTATATATCTTTGCATCAAAAATCATAATTTATGGCAAATACAGAATTAAGAATTAAAGAGTTGTGTAAAGAGAAAGGCATTACACAAGCTCAATTGGCTGATAAATTGGGAATACAGCCTGTATCTTTTTCGCAAGCTATAGCAAGAAATAAATTCAGCGTTGATAGGCTTGCTGATATAGCTGACGCTTTAGGGGTGGAAATTCCTGACTTATTTAGGAATGATTCAGACACTATCACCTGCCCTCATTGTGGAGGTAAAATCCATTTTGATGGAGAACCATGTATGCCAAAGCATGAAAACATACGAGGGAAGGAATACTATAAATAAAGAGAGAACAATATGGAAACATTAGAAATAATATATATAATAATTAGCTTTGTTTTCGGGGTTTTTGTTTCCCCATATTTAAAAAGGACTATAGAAAATATTGCAGATACTCACTGGAGTTATAGAAAAGAAAAATCTAAAATGAAGTCTGATATTGCAAACAATATAGACAAGCAGTTATTTAGACTTCTAATAAAAGCACAATATGCTATAAAAAAAGAATACATAGACTATTCGTTATATGGTTGTGGCTCTGCCTTTAATGACATTTCTAATCTTATCGAATATCTTGTGCAGTTTGAAGCAAGATACCAAACAGACAAAAACGCTAAAAAAATCATAGGATTACATAAAGATTTTGACAATCTTAATAAAGACAGCGAATTCAACCAAAGGATTGAAGAACCTGAATATTATAGAATTGCGGATGAAGTGTATAAATATTCTAATAAAATTTTATCCAAAAAATTTCCGAAATGGTAAAATAAAGCCGGAGCACTAAACTCCGGCTTTCAATTGATTAGCCCTTTGAATTTTAAACGATTTATTATTTCGGTGTAAAGATACTCTATATCTCCGCTGAAATCCCCATAGTTCTGATAGAGAAACACGACATCCGCGCAATTGTCGGAAATTGTACTCTTAGACTGAATTCCCAATACCCTCGACATCTCCTCACGTAATCCGGCAGTCATTTTCCCACCGGCAAGCGAGCTTGGAGAAAATAGGTACAGGATAATGAAAATGAACTTCTTCCGTTGGGTAACACTATCAATACAAGGGGGAAGACTTCTGCTATTCAATAACTCAACAAAGATTTTATAGATATCCCCAATAAGGTTTTTATCTCTCAAAATCGGTGAAGCTAAGGCGTTTTCTTCTTCTGAAAGTTCTGATTTCTCAATTCTGATTTTTTTAAGACGAATTATTTTATTAAAATCCAGCTCCATAACACAATTATTTTAAAAGTAAATAGTATATTTGCACTATAATCGTGTGAGGGAGGATTGAGTGGTCGTGCGCTTGGTTCTCCTTTCTTATTTTACAGATTTATTCTTTTTCATAATAATCCTATTCTTTTCATTCACTTCCCTACTCCACATAATAGCGGAATAAATAGCTTTCGCATATAAAAAGAGTTCCTCACGACTGGTAAGGAACTCTACCCTAAAGGCTGCGCATTTTGCATCAGTCCAAACATTCTTATCTATCTTCATTGCTCATTAGTTAATTTTATATATTTATAATGTTAACAGTTAACATATATATTTGCCTGCTAAACCATGTTATAAGATGGCTGAACAAAGGCTGATAATTTGCATAATTCCTGTAAATCCGTACCTTTGCAATGTGTTTTTCATAGTATTAGATTAAGGTTAACAAAAGATTGGCTGTCTGGGATAGATAGCCTTTTTTTGTTTAGTATCACTTCAACAAATTAATCTCAAGAAATAGTCTCTATAGATATTCATCTTTTTATCTATCTTTGTGCACTATTTAATAAGTTACCTTTAATACAATTGATTATGTTAGCTCGTATTTTTGCCATGGTTGTAGCCGGTGTTATTATTGTATACGTAGTGCGCTGGATAGATAGTATGTTCTCTAATTGGAAAAGGTAACTTTCCAATATCGGGTATTAATAATAAGTTACTTTCTCAGTATCTGTAGACAATATCTTAAGACTTGCTTATATCCCATTCACTTTCCATAATCACGTATCCACACTTGTTACAGCTATGCAGGAATGTAGGGAATGGAGCCGTAGTGTAGTCCTCAATAGCTATCTCTATGCTGCCACATTCCGGACATTCAATCTTAACCTCATTGATACCTGGATACTCCCAGAAAGAAAGCTTTCCTTTCACGTTCTCGATGGGCTTATTAAACAGGATGGGATTAGCCAGTATCCAGTTATAGATTCCTTTCTCTGCCCAGATAGAAGGATGATTAATAGAACAATCTACTATTTCTACGCTGCCAATGATAGAGCCAAAAGGCATATTTCCAAACATAGTTTCTTTGGCTATCGTAGTAAATGCTGCTCTTGTCTGTGCATCAGTCAAATTAACGCTAAATTTCCTACCATGAGAACCAGCGGCATGAATGAGAACACGCCCACGAAAATTGGTTTGCCAACTCCGGTTCTCAATGTCCTTGATACCGTGGACTATCAAGGATGCCCACGGTTGTCTTATTGTTATTGCTTTCATTTCTTGTTAGTTTTGATTAAATCAGAAACATACGCCCATCTGATAATATTATAGTCTTCAAAATCCTTTCTGATATTAGATGTAGCAAACCATGATGTTAAGTTCCCGCTACCAACTTGCACACATATATGCTCACCTTTCTTCGGCTCCTCACTGACTTCATGCCATGGGGATTGTCCCATGCAATAGTTATATCCACACTGAAAATCCTCCATACAGTCGGCATGACGGGAAACGTAATTATCAGCATCCACTTCTTTCAGAACTTCTTTTCTGAATTTCGTTTTTTGAGTAGCATAATCGTACGCTACTTCTTCGATTGATTGCTTCATTCTTATTAAAAATGAAATAAAAGGAAAAAAAGAACTGCCGAAAGAACCGCTGCATAACAGTACAAGAACACATTTTTTATTTTGAGTGTCTTGAGTCGTAATTCAAGGTTATCTACCCTCTTACTAAGCCCTATACAGTTCTTCTTCGTTATCCACTGGTCTTTCAATTCTCTGTCAAACATAGACATATTCTCGTCCATCCACGCTTTTATTTGGGGTTCCAGTTTATCCAAAGCCTTGTATATTTCATCACTTTCATAATGTCTGATAAATCCAATAGGAGCAGAGAAGTTCTTACTGTTCCGGTATTGGTTGAACTCAACCCTTACAGGAACTTCATTTTTCCTCTTGAATTTGGATTCTGCTGCCAAGTTTATCTTTTCTTCGGTGATATTAGCTTTCTCCACCAGTTCGTCGTAATCATCTCTGTCGATTACGACGATGTTACTAATTTCTTTATTCATTTTTATTGATTTATTTGAATTAATTTATGCTGCCACTTTTCTCAATTCTCGTAGTTTCCTGCTGACAGCTTCGCAGAGAACCCGTGCCATCGTTACCTCTACTGCATTACCTATAAACTTCTTTTGGTCGGCTTGTGTGCCAATTAACTTATAATCTTCGGGGAACCCCATGATGCGCTTTAGCTCTGGAATCTTTAACATTCGCATCAGGATGTCAACCATTCCATACACAGCCATGAACTCCTTTATCTTCCGCGTCATGGGGCTATCCGTTTCGTACACCTCGATAACAACTTCTCCTTCTTTTGTACATACCAGATAAGGAGGCATCTTATCCATACGGGCAATGAGAGTAAAGCATGGGTTGTCTATGTTTCCACCAGCAGACATAAACTGTGGATTCATCAGATAGTGCCATTTTCGGTTAGCGGTGATAACCGGTGCCGGATCATCTATCTGGTTGCCGATATTTCCGAAGTTGGTATTCATCACCCACGGGCGACAGCTTACAAGATTATACTTTGGATTCGATGTCAAGGCTCCAAGAGGCTGATTAACTCCGGCAGGCTTACTTTGCCCGAACTGCTGATCCATGAATTGGCAAGAGACAAGACGTTGCTTTGGATTAGCCAGAATAGCCGGGGACGGTTGGTTTACATCCGAATGCTGACCGCCACCAGAATAGTAGTTCATAAAGAACGGACTTACCAGAGAAAGGCGGTCTTTGGTGAGCAGTGTCGGGCACGGGGCGTCTATATCTTTACCAGCATCATTAAAGTTATACGAGCAAAGAAACTTCGGATTCACGTAGTTGAACCTGTCTTTAGTAGGAACTGTAGGGCAGGGCTTATCTACCTGGCTGACATTATCTCCATTACCATAATATGCAGCTAGAAACTTAGCGTTTATCAACGAATGGTGATCCTTGCACTTGATGGTATGTGCCGGACCGTCCACGGGTATATTCTTACTTTCCGGATGTCCACTGAAATACTTGGATAGAAACTGGCAACCTACTTTAGCAAACCGATTATTAGTAGTAAGCACTCCACAAGGTTCGTCAACAGATTTACAAGTATCTTGCGGTCTGCAAGTATTGTACCTCGAAAGGAAGTGAGCCTGAACAACTCCTAGTCGTCCCTGACAGCTTACCGTTGGACATGGTTCATCTATTCCAGGAGGAATATGTTTTCCTGTCTGCTTATTGATGGAGTTATACTTTAGTAGCCATTTGTCTTTGCCACCTGCTACGAACTTGATTAGTCCGGCATAGATGCGTTCAAGTGTCTTTTCGGATAATGGTTTCTTTCGGGTAAATATACTTGTACCTTCGTCTTCAAAGTCCAGAACATCTTTTACTGCCTTCCACTTCTTGAGGTCAGAAAACATATCCGTCTTGCCTTCCTTGCAGTGTGTCGGCTCTGGAAACACGATTGGTAATCCAGCTTTGGCAAATATCCCAAAGAAACGTTTACGGCTGGTATAGGCTCCGTAATCAGCAGCGTTCATAATCCGGTGGTCGAAATTATATCCATAAGATTTCACGTTGCTAACCCAACGAGTGTAATCTTCTCCTTTGTGCATGGAAATAGGTTTTCCGTTTTCGTCCATTGGTCCCCATGACATAAATTCCTCCACGTTCTCAATTTGAATGTAATCGGGGTTGATGGCTTCGATATAACGAAACAGATGCTCTGCAAGCGTCCGACTGTCTGCATCCCGGGGCTGGCCACCTTTAGCTTTTGAGAAGTTGGTACACTCCAAGGATGCCCAAAGAACTAGATGAGCTTCTGGATATTGTTGCTTCATTCGTTGTACATGCGCGATTAAAGGAGAAAGCTCCAGTGTGCGGATGTCCTCTGTGAAGTGCATCGCTTCTGGGTGATTGGCTGCATGGCTGGCAATGGCATTAGCATCGTGGTTCACGCAGGCAATAACCTTGGCGCATTGTTCACCATTTACTCTCGCTGATTCTACTCCGGTGGATGTTCCTCCAGCACCACAGAATAGATCGACGTATAGTAGATTTATATTATTCATTTTTGATTAGTTATTCGTTAAACAAACATTCTGCTGGAGCATACTTTTTATACTCTAATTCAGCTAATCCCATCACTTGGCTTCTTGAAAGGTATCTTAAAATATCATCCATATCTGTGTTTGCACGATATAGACGTTCATACCCTCTTATATCTTGCCATTTTCGTTTTCCCTTCGCTCGCTGCATCAACTTAAATGAATAGCGAACAGAGTTAGTAAGCATATCAATATGTAGCTCGCAGGTAAGTTTTAAATCTCTATTCTCCTGCGGAAAAATCATTTCAGTCATTTTTTATTTAGATTTAAATTATTCAATTTCACAGATATAACCATTCTCACGCATATAATCTGAAATATCGTCTTTGGATATGGAATCCAGTAATTTAGTAGAATCTCTTTCATCGACTTCTGCTGTTACTCTGACATATCCATTTCCAGCCATACTTGTCTCTATCTGAACGCTTGTCGCATCCACATCTATTGATATTGTTTTCATATTGTACTTTTTAGAACTATTTATTTCTGATCTGAAGAAATCCACGCTTAGCACATTCCCTGAGAAGCTCCATATCCTCATCCTTGATGTTACAGGGAGTTTCACCGTTTACCGTGGTGTAATCGGGAATGTTAAACCTGTCTCTGATTTTCTTTATAATTCGGGGGACGTCTTTGGGATCAAGATGTTTGGTGTCCCAGTAAATAGTAACTTTCATTGTTTAAAATGGATTTTCATCCTCTATATCGGCATGTTGACACCCCGACAGAGGAACAGAGTCAAGATTATAAAAGCATGTTGTAGCAGCATTGAACCCACAGATAAACCGTAGAAGTCCAATGTTTCGTCCTTTAGCGATATCTATCATAGCCGTTCCTTTCGTTTCCACGTTTGAGAAATCGCTTGGATAGGATTTCTTAGTTACTTCGGGACGATAGATAAGAATGACTACATCGGCAGCTTCTGCTATTTGTCCACTGTCACGAAGGCGGGCCAACGTAGGAACCGGATTCATGGTATCCCTATTCAATTGAGAAAGGGCTATAATCCAAATATCAAGTTCTTTTGCAAGATTCTTCAAACGCCTTGCAACGTCTCCCATCTGCTGTTCCTTGTTGGCTCCTTTCATGTTCACATTGAGAATCTGCAAGTAGTCAACTATAGCACCATCAATGCCATATTTCAACTTCATATAGCGAATAGACGAAATGATAGTGTCTATATTTGATGTACTCCGATCATCAAAGTAGATACCCTTACCTGATATCTTGCCAATACCTTTGTCAACTGCCTGTAATTGCGAATCTGTCAAGCGTGAGTACATGATCTGATTGGCAGAAACACCACTCTCCATAGAAAGAATACGAGCTGTTATTTGTTCTTTTTTCATCTCCATAGAATACATGGCAATTTTGGCACCAAAATCTGCTGCATTCCTCATGATAGAAACAGCTAAAGAGGTCTTGCCTTGCGAAGTCTCACCGGCAATAATTATCAAATCCGATCTCTGTAAACCACCTGATTTGCTATCAATCTTTTCAAAACCTGTAGGAGTTCCAGTGATAGCTTTAGCTCCTGAGAGATTCTCATTTATCATGCTGTAAACATTCTCTAGCCCATCATTAATGGTTGATACCGTAGTGCTACTTGATTTAAACAGAGACGCCAGTTCATTACTGACCGAATTAGTCACATCAAGAATATCTTCTGATTCCGAATAAGAGTTTGAGACTAGATATTGCCCTATTACATAGAACTTACGCCTGATGGCCAAGTCATGAAGCCTAGCTGCATACTGATACAAGTCAAAAGTACTGTTAGAAGCAATCTTCATATACTCCACCAGTTCAAACTTCACACCATTGGCGACAAGCTTTCCCTTGACCGTTATCATATCAGGCCTGTTTCCAGATGATACCACTTGAAGAATAGCCTTGTATATCTCCTGATGGAAAGGATTGTAGAAAGATTCTTCCGATAGTAACTCTCTCACTTCTTCAAAAGCATTGCGTTGAAGAATGATAGTGCCTAGAACTATTTTTTCAGCATCTTCATCACGTAGCTGTACATTAACTTCCATATTCCTTTTTTGCCCAGTTTAATACCGTCCTGTAAAGGTTAGTATATCGTTTACGTAAATCTTTTCGATTCTCTATCTGCTCAATGATATCCGCTATCTGCTTACCGGTATATTTCTCTTTGAGTTTTAGGAACTCAGCTTCTGTAATTTGAGAAGAGAAATTTTTAGGGTTACTACAAAAAGGGGCTTTACGTTCCAACCAATCATTGAATTTTAGAAAATCAGGATTTGAATAAGCGGGTGAAGAAGCCACAGCTTCTTTCTTATCTCCGTTAGGAGATTCTTTCTTATCTTCCTTTTCCTCTTCCTTTTCCTCCATCGTGTTCACATCGTTATCACGTGGTGTTGACGTAGTGTTCACATCGTTATCATTTAAAGCCTTACTAATCAATTCTTTTACTATACCCTTACCGATATAAGACTTATCGTATCTCTTATCAAGGACTTGATGACTACGGAATGTGCGGATAAAGTAGTAGCTTTCTTCTGCATGAATAATAGGTACTAACATCCGGGCATCCACTAAGGAATCTATCCACTTTTTTATTTCAGATACTCGTAAGTTTTCATCGTAAGGAAATATTTGAGATTTGAGTAATGCAGCATTACCTTTGATAACTCCGAAATCATCGGCAAAGTTCCAACAACCAATAAAGAAGAGGCGGCACGGGATTGGTAATTTACCAATCTTCTCATCTTCCCAGAATTCCGGTTTAATTGTTCTTATTCGTGCCATGTTTATTCCTCTTTAATACCATATTAAAATCTTATGTTAGTTAATTGCCTGTCCTTGGAGAAAACAGCCCATTTACCATTGCCACTATCAAATAACCGTAAGTCCGACACCTCTCCGAAACGTTTGATGTTACCACAAAGGTCAACAATCCAGCCACATTCCTTGGAAGGATGCGGGCGGATAGCCCGACCTACAATTTGATACCACATAGCAAGTGACATCGTAGGGCGTGCCATTACTACTGTATCAAGTTCAGGATAGTCAAAACCAGTAGTCAATACTCCGACATTCGCTACTACTGGTATTTCTCCTGTCTTGAAATGCTTGAGAATCATTTCACGCGTGACTTTTGGAGTTTCACCGGATACAATAGCGCAACCAGGTATTGACATCGTTAACCGTTCAGCCTCTTTCAAGAATCGAGTAAATACCAAAATGCCTTTTCGTTTTCCTCCAGCTTTGGGATTCATCAGCCTTTGAACAATATGAACGAGATAACCGTAAAAGTCTATCCGTTCATATTCTCGCTGGACGGACCGATCTGTGTAGTCGGCGCCGGTGGTGTTCACTTTCAGGTTGAGTTCGTTCCACCCTGAAGGATTCATAGGGTAGTAATTCAACCTCGCCAAATATCCCATATCTAAAAGAGTTGATACCTGTACATGGTAAATGACCTCTGAAAAGACATGGGGCTTTGTACGGGTGATAAACTTCAACATAGAACCGAAGTCACGGCTGGATGAAAGCCGGTAAGGTGTGGCCGTTAATCCAAGAACCTTGCATTTTACAGCTTCAAAGAAATCCTTGTACATTCCCTCTTTAGGGTTTACCAAATGGCACTCATCCACAATTATGTTTTTAAAGTGGGTAAATAATTCGGGATGATTCTTCACGCTACCTATGGTGGCGAATGTGATACGGCTTATCTCCTTTGAGTTGAAAGAAGCCGAATAGATGCTACAATCAAGAATACCATATGAGCACAGTTTCTTGAAATTTTGCTCCAAAATTTCTTTACTCGGCTGGAACACTAAGGTATGTCCGTCAAGCCTTGCAGCTATATCCGCTATGATAAGGCTCTTTCCCGAACCCGTAGGTAAGACCATGATAGCATTCGTTTTCTTGGCTTTGTTGTTGAAGAAAGAAACGGCTGCATTAGAGGCTTTCTGTTGATAATCTCGCAAAACATAACTCATAATCCTTTCTCCTTTCGTAACTTCTTATTAAGTGCCTTGTAATACTTGATTAGCTGCCCATACTCGAAATCAGACATCTTAGAAGTACCGGCAGCTTTCACTTTTAGTAAATCAAATTTCTGTTGTCCGATTTTAGTTATCAGATTCACCCGATACCCTTCCAAATGGTCCGCTTTGAATCTGTTGCAGTGTCGGCATTCAGCATGGCAATTATTCTCATCGAAACGTGTGGCCAAATGTGTACGACTGAAATAGTGCCCACAGTCTGCCTGCTCGAAAGGCTTTATCTGCCCGCATGAGATACAGCGGAAATATCCGTTTGGCATACAATCACGAAGCCGGATAAAAAGGGAAAACTCCTTGTCGAGTTTAGCTTTCAAATCCGGCTTCTTCTTTACGGTTACCCCAGCCTTATCAAACAAGGGTAAAGGCTTGTCTTTCTTCTTAGCCTTGGTTCTTTTAATGTAATATGGCATCTCATTCGTTTTTTAATTCAACTCCCAAGCATAACACCTTGTCAGACACACCTATATCGTCAAATTCTAGTTCTGGATATTGAGTTTCGTATGGATAAGGATATATTCGACCATACTTGTTATGCAACTCTCTTATTTCATCATCCGATAATTTGCGCCTGATTCTCATTTCTATTTCGTAATCGTCAGAAAGATTTTCAATAACCTTTCTAAGCTGGCCTACTGTTTTGATTTTATCTATTGCCATAATCTTTTTAATTAAAAGCCCCGAAGCGTATTCTCCGGGGCGAAACCATTATTTATTATCCCATGCCATTTATATGTGGCTCACATTATTCCATCGGGAACACTATCTGTATGCGCATTACAGAAATATCCATTTGCAACTGAATACTTTCATGTTCCCTTTCCAACACAAGTTTGTGCGGCAGTTTGGGAGTCGAACCCAAGCAATTACAACTTGTAATACCTAAAGCACTTCGTACGCTTTCTTTAGGCTCTCTTTACCACTGAGAATACCTCCGCCATGTTTGCCCGTCTTTCCGAGCTGTCAACATCATGAACCGCCATGTAACACAGTCAACTTCCACATGATTTTGTGGTAATCCACCTCGATTGATACCCTTTGGACTTATATGGGTTTCTACCATACTCTCTCAATCTACTACTTTCTTTCATATATCGGTCGCTCCCATAACGATCTCAAATTTCCGAAAGTGGTGCGTTCATTGATACAAGATTGCTCCTATACAGAATATTCACTACGTCTGTATAGGAATAACTCAATCCAAATAAGCCATAGAAAACTCTTTCGAAATAAACCGCCCAACTGGAATCGGTTTGGCTGATTCAATAGCCGTGTGAATTTCTCTTTTATTGAACTCATGCCCCTTTTCTTTGGCTTGCTTCTCGCATTCCTCCTCTTTATTTTTGAGGTAGTGAGTGATAAGCATCATCGCCCTATCAACGTTGAAGGTGTTCACGACAAAAGTCTGAACCCTTTCGTCTTCATTCTCCCCGTCCGTGAAGGTGATTTTCGTCTCAATCTGGTAGAATTTCTTTTCATTCAGTTTAGATTCTTCGTTACTATCTTCAGTCTCATCGTCCATCTTGTCAACGTATTCTGCCATCGTGATTTCATTTTTGAGATAGGCAAGCGAAGCATCGTCTACCTTGCGTTCTTTCAAGTTGTCGGTAAGAATCACGCAGGAATCGAATTCCTTTGCCATCGTCAGGGTGAACCCGAACTGGTAATTGAGTTCGATGTAGTCTTTCAAAATAAGGCAAGCATTCTCCAGCCCAGTGGCATACAACAAGAACTTATACTTCTTGTCGCTTATCTGTGCTTGTGCGATGTATGGATATAAAAACTTGTTCTCATTCTCGAACGCCAAACGATTCTGGTTGCTAACTTCCACTTCCTTGATACCATCAGCTTCCATACTGAAACGGATTTTTGCTAATAGGTCTTGGTCTATCAGCGTGCCACGCTCAAAGAGGACTTCATGCCGTTCTATGTTGACTGTTTCACCGGTATCTTCATCAATGAAAGATTCCTCCCATGTTTTGAGGACACGTTTTGCAAGGTACATGTTAAGCATCTTCTTCGGGTCAGACGTCACATACCGGATTTCTGTTTTTCTTGTTTCTATCATGACTTATATTTATTAATTGTTAAAAGAATATCATCAATCGGTAGGGACAATGCTTCCTTCTCAATAATTTCGTATTCTTTCAGATACTCGTAGGCGCTGGGGAATTGTTCTTTTACTCTTTTGAATGTCCGTAAAGAAAGAAGCGTTGAAACAATTGAGTTGTACGTCTTTTCTTTTTCATCTTTTAGTTTTTCAATTTTCAATCTCAAATTCTCAATCTTTCCAACTATTTGGCTACCGACTTCAATATGAGGGAACCATGTTGTAGAAGCAGGAAAGTATGAAAGTCCATCTAGTCTTACCTCTTGTTTCCCATTACAGAAAGTTACACTCTGAGATTTACAAAATACGCTTTTATATTTCTCAAAGCATTCTTTCAAGTCTTTTGGCAAAGCATCTGAAACAGTTTTGTTTGCTAAGTCTATCCTTTCCTCTGAAAGCGATTTAATCTTAGCACCAATAGGAGCTACCATCTTTTCAGCCACTTGTTCGGAGACATTTCTTGTTATATTCATAGTTAAATAAATTCTTTATTACGTTCAATTTCCTGCTGGGCATATACCAGCATTTGATGTTCATTGGCGGCCGGCAAATAGATATCCGCTACCGAAACACTCCAATTACGAAAACGGTCAATAGATAAGGTCATTTCACCCGTTGTTAGTTCGGCAGAACTACGCAAATAGATTACTTCTTGACCTTTCTTGTTGACCGCCTTACGTTCAAACAAATCACGGTTGCAAGTCCTCTTATAGAAGTCGATTTTAGCTTCATCCAGGCTGCAACCGTATTCACTGCCAAAGTACCCTAAAAGAAGATGTAAATAAGAATTTTGGGCAAGTGTGCGGTTGGGCAGTTTCTTCTTCACTTCCACCACCGCACGCTCTTTAAACAACTTGTTTACATACTCTTTAAACTTGGGCACTTGGTATTCATTCTTCAAGTCGAACAACATACACTAAAATGGTAAATCATCCTTTGCATTACCATTCGCATCAACAGGAGGCGGAAAGTTCTGCGGTTGCTGATAAGTCGACTGTGGTACCGGCTGTTGTACTGGTACACTCTGAAGGGATTGAGATACACCTCCACGCGCTTCTATTTTATAGCATCGAATAGACGCCATACGTTTTAGTTCTCCATCTTGATTCGTCCATGAACGCCCCTGTAAGACAAATGATACAGTAACAACATCACCATTTTTATAACGATCAAGTTCTGCACACTTATCACCTGAAAACTCCAGCGGAAGAATGTTCTCATATTCGCTACGCTCACCTGTATAAGGGTCGTAAGTGGTAGCATCTAAGATAAATTCCCGTTTGGTAAACGGGGAACCACCACTTTTCGATGGAATTTGAACGGTTTGACCGATTTCGATTATCCGTCCGGTTATTTGGTTTGCCATTAATTTTCTCCTCCAAAAATCTTTTTATCGGTGATTAATTCTCTGTTCTCTTCCAAAAACCGGATAAACTCTTCACAATGGTTGGTAAGAATCGGTATATCACGTTCCGGATTGAACACATAAGTTTCTGTATAGGTATCTACCACATAACCGCCTTTATTGAACTCTACGATGTTGTACTCAAACGTTCGTACATCTGAACCGTTCTGCATAAGTGCGAAAGGATAAACAAGGTGCTGATGATGGTCTTTGAATTTCCCTACGGTATAGCTTCCGGTTGTTTTGATGTCGTGGACGCTGGCTGGCATCAGTTCGTCAATTACCCCATAAACCAAAACATTGCCGTATGCGGTTGGAAGAATCGCTTCTACTCTTTGTTGGGTTAATGCGCCTTTGTAGTAATTGGCAAACTCTCGGCAAAGTGAGATTGGGAAAGTAAAAATACGATTATTATAGGTAGCTTTCAAACCTATAACCTCGTTGGTTTGAACCTCATCGTAATACAAAGGTTTACCTGTTTCGTCACAAGCTCCTTCGCGTATTACCTTATATACCTTTTCAACCTGCACAGTTTCGGATTTCCGATTTTCAATCATACAGTCAATAACCTCATTAAAGGCTGTTCCCTTGTCTGCCGCTTCGCTATCGAATGGCTTGCGATTAATCCGGTCTATCAGTTCTTGAAACTGTTGTTCGTGAAATTCTTCGGGAGTATGGGGTGGGTTTTCTGACCACCCCCAATATTTATCCCAAATCACATCACTATTCAGATATCCCCAAAAGGCATCAAGAATCGTGGCGTAAAAGCGATATCTAGGCTGCATCTGAATAAGTTTTTGTCTCTTTATCAAATACTAACCCCAAAGAGTTTACTTTGGCGGCAAACAGGCTTCTCGCTTTCATCAGAGAACTACCAACATGTTCAAACTCATTAATATGAGAGGCGAATTCATTAGCAGACTTGGCATCAGTTATAAACTCGATACTTTCTTTGATTTCCTCTATCACCTTGTCATACTTTTCCTGCGCTTCCTTCTTAGCCGCCAGCATACTTAAATAAGAATTGATTATCTTAGTGGTGATAAAGTCGTTCTTTGCGGTCGGATTGCCATTTCTGTCAAGAATAATAGGCACTTCCATTACTGATGGCAGATTACAAGTGTTTTTACCGTCATTTCTTGAAGTCGGATCAAAGGTTATAGTACGTCTCTGTATGCCTCTCTCGCTCTTCATTTCGAGATAACCGAGTAAATCCAATTCTGTAACGATGGAATTATAAGATTTCTCACGTAAAGCAGGAATGAACACCGTATCATCACCTTCTTTTCTTGTATCACGATGGGCTACAAAAATGATATGCTTATTCAAACCTGACAATGTTCTCGTCATCCATGAAAATTCAGCATTGATACCACTCCAATCCCTGATAGACGGCTGGCGAGTTCCACATTTATAAGTAATGATAAAATCCATCATCTTACCGATAGTATCTACTACGATTGTCTGATAGGCTGACAAATCTTCTTGCAAAACCTGTTGGACATCACTCCAAGAGGTAACTTGTACAGTATCGATGTTTTCCAGGTGCGCCATGTTCATACGCTTAACACCATTATCAAAGTCCAACAACAACGGTTTCGGGGCACTCAATGCTACCGTACTCTTTCCCATACCGGCTTGGCCGTAAATCATCATCTTTACGGTGGTAGGGATTACTAATTCATTACTTTTTTTAATAAGGCTCATAATTGTAAATTTAAAGGGTTAATTATATTCTTTGTTCTTTAGAATCAATAGCATAGAGAAACACATCGCAGGCATTCACATCATAAGGAGACATCTTAGTCGGTCCCGTTTTTGTCGCCCGAATTTTATTTTCTCTAATTAATTTTTCAAGCCTATACCGGCCACCTACAAATCCCGCTGCTTGCGACTTATTCAGAGGTATCCTATTTCCGATTCGATAAAGGGTACTTAATTTAGTTTCTGCATTCATTCTGACCTCCTTACTCTTTCAAATGTTTCAATTTTCGTCCTTCGTGCCCTTCTCATATCGCTCTGTTCGTGGTAAAGCGACAAAGAAAAGATACATAATAAACCACAGGCAACGGATGTACGAATGATAGGTGAAAAATCCATTGTGAACTTCACACCAGCTATCCGTTCATAAAGCATGGTTGCCAATTCCCGACCATTCCTCACCTGCAAAACATCAAAAGCCCTCTGCAATTGGTTGTTTATTGTACTAACTGCTCGACATTTGAGATTTGCAATTTCTTTCTTTTCATACCCTTGTGCGTACATTCGTGCTGTAATCTCGCATTCAGGTGTGAGCTCTGTAAATACTCTATCCATAATCGTGTGAGTTGATAATTAGTAGTTCCTTACTACATAGAACTTCCCTTTAGGAGCTCCTTCTTGTTGAATAGAATAAAGTACATCTTCCGGTTCTACAAGCCGATTGGCTCTCGCCAAACGATTCAAATCTTGAACCATACGGGACACTTTCACATAAAGAGATAAAGAGAAAGGTAGCTTATCATTTTTCTTTATCAGCTTCTCTTTGACTTTCTTTCTTTCTTCTGATTCTTTTGCCATAAGATTTAATTTTAAATTAATGATTCGTGGATGGTAGAGGAATCGAACCCCTCTCACTCGTTTGAATTGATTGCGCAACACGAAGCTCTAACCGATAAGCTAACCATCCAAAATAATAAAGGCGCGCTATTCTCACGAACGACACACCCCAGTACAAACACAAAATAAAACACGACAAAAACAGTTATGTCAATAATCCTCTTTCAACTCCGAATATGTCAAAACAGTAAGTATAATAGATAAAACAAACATTATAGATGTCAGTATAACACTAGACATATACATGGGACTATCTTTGATAACAGCATTACATAGTATCACTGTCATACATAATAATATGACCAATGAAAAAGAAAACATAATCACTTTCACAGCAACTTCTCCTTTACTTTAGCAAGTGTGCATTTACTTTGGTGAACTGCATCATCAATACGCAGCATTAAACTATCCATTTCTCTTGTACGTCTTATAGACAAAGCCGCCAAACAATCAGTAGTAGCTTTCAATTCACGTGAAAGTTCTTTCACCGTATCTTCCAAGAATTTCATGTACTCGATTTCTTTCATAAACAATAAGTATTAGTTTGCGCCCGCCAACCTTTTAGACAGTTGTACCAGTAATCGAGAACTGACGGGCTTTTATATCAATACCAGTACGGACGCCCACCCCGTATGCTTACTGCTTAATGGACGGTTTTGCTGTGGTTTTACTTATCCATTGTTTTCGCGCCCAAAGTAGCGCCCTTACATTTGCTGAGTCGTAAGTTAACTCATCTTTTATTCCAGTCAAAAGCTAACTGTCATGTATCAATGTCACATGCTGACATACAAGCCCTTTATATCTTGCATTATTTCAGCTATATCGTGGGTGAAGAAGAAGATATAGCAGTGTTCCACAATGTCAAAGAACTAATCAATAGTGCCCATGTAGAATATTCTCTACGTCTACACAGACCGTCGTGCGTTGCATAATCGTGCAATCAATCCTCATAGAAGAATTTCTCACCTGACTTTTTGAACAGCCTATACCCAGCGTACAGGCTTGCCAACATTATCATCATTTCTATCATACCGCTATTCTGTCAAGTTGAAACTCTATGTAATCAATCTCTTCTTGAATACTCTGCAAGGCTTCTTCTTTGGTATCAGTATTACAGTATGTGCAAGCTTCGGCCTCTGACATACCGTCTACTCTATCAAGCTCAGTACAAGCCTTATCTAAAGACTTTTCAAACTCATAAGCATCTATGCTGTCACATACCCTATACTGTCTCATATCATGCAATCTTTAAAAGGTTAGCTTTTTTGTAGCATCTGAACTCTTGGCGTTCGGTATCATAGTAAGTTTGAACAGTGTCATTCTTCGCTCTTTTATCAGTACCTGTAATAGTTGGCATCAGCTTATCATTCAGTGTGCCATAGGCTTCACGTACAGAACCATCTACTTTTTGAAAGTAAAACTTCACAATCTTACTTTTCATTTGAGCTTTCAGCTTTAAGTTTGCCCAAGCAACTTTCAGTGCTTCACTCATTGAAAAACCGTTTCTCTTCACGAAAGACCATGCAAGTGACATCACCTCTTTCATTTGATTTCTAAAATTCGTGCTCATAACCGTGTGATTTAATATGTTTATACTATTGCGTTACTCAAACTTTCTTCGTTTCTTTGTATCATTGAATGTTTGATGATGCAAATATACTACAATATTGCAGTATTACAATAAATACAATGCAATATTGCATGTTTTTAATCTTTATTAATACTAAAATATTGCAATACATGACAACAGAAGAGTTACTCAAGAAAGCAGAAGAAGCTATTAAGTTACTTAAAGAAAGCAAGTTATCTAACTATGTGATATCAAAGCAGACCCATATATCACAAAGTACATTGGGTAATTACAAAAATGGGAAAACTAAACCAACACCTGCAAATACTGAAATACTACTGCAATTTTTCAGTAGTGAAAATGTATTGGCAATTGAGAATGAAGCAATACCATTAAACCAAAACTATATTATAAACGTACCATTAGTGAATCAATACGCACAAGCCGGCTATTTATGCGGATTTCAAGATGCGGCATACATAGCTACACTACCTACTATACCTTTTATAATAGACCACGAAGCTAAAGGAAACTATGTAGCATTTGAAGTAAGAGGTGACAGTATGAATGATGGAACTGAAGAGAGTTACCTTGAAGGAGACAGACTTCTTTGTAGAGAAATAGCTCCATATCTATGGGGAGAGTCTAAATTGCATATCCGGAAATGGGATTTCGTTATTATACATGAAGAGGGAATTTTGGTAAAACGAATAATAGATCATAATGTAGAAAATCATACTATTACAATACATTCTTTGAACGATATGTATCCTGACAGAGTTATTGATTTGGCAGAAGTTAGACAAATCTTCAATGTGATTGAATTGCAAAGACCAAGAAGGAGGTAGTTTAAAAGTTTAATATACAAACTATTAAAACTAATACGATGAAATTCAATCAATATACATGGAACCTATATAAGCAATCTTCTGACGGACAAAAAGCTATTAAGGAGTTTGAAGAAGCCAATGAGAAAATGACTGAATACGAACTGTTTTCTAAATACAATCCTAATTCAGCACATTTTCTTTCAGAAGACTATTTTGTAGAAACATGCGACCTATTTTGGGCTTGCTCTTTCGACAGTGCAGAAAAGCCTGAAAACCATGAATCTGCAAAGCGATTTTATTATACACTCACGACCAAAGGGATATTTGATGAAGAGCATGTAGCAGTAATCAATGAGGGCGAATACCAATTAATGCTATCTGCTAATGATATGTTGTCATTCATGTTATATTACTTTGCCCCTGAATACTTTTTCCCAAATCTTTTCAGAAGTCGTTTTTTCGTTTTAAATAAGATAACAGACACATTCGAGATAGAACTTCCTCCTATTCCTAAAAAATCTGATTATAAATCGAGATGTATGTATTATTGGGAATTGTGCGAGGTATTTTATCGGTTTAGAATTGAAAACCAACTCTCTCCAGCAGAGTTATGCGCATTTTTATATGACTATGCACCCAATTTTGTTTCAAAAGAAAAAACAGATATTCCACAACCGGCGCAAGCATGGTTCATTGGTGGGAAAACAGCCTCGATAGAATCCACTTTAGATTTTACTTTTTGGCAGGCTAATCCTGAAACCCAAAAAGGCGATATTCTAATTCACTACGAAACATCACCAGTTAGCGCAATCACTTGTTTGTGGATAGCTCAAACAGATGGAGTGATAGATCCATTCTTCCACTATTACAGCAATACGTATATAGGAAATAAAATAGATATTCCTCACATCACATTGAAAGAACTTCAAGCAGACGATTATTTTTCAAAGCATCCGCTTATCAGAAAGAAGTTCCAAGGAGTGAACGGATGGCCGATGAGTAGCGAGGATTATTCAGAACTCCTGCGAATGATAAAAGCAAAAGGGTTTGATACAGAAACCTTGCCAAAGCTGTACGCTCCTACACTACCCCAAAATGTAAGTATAGAGATAGAACGAGACGTAGAACAACAGTTATTAGAACCTTTGCTTAACTCTATGGGATGGTATGAGAACAAAGACTTCATTCGCCAATTACCAATACATGCAGGACGTGGGCACCGGATATTCCCAGATTACGCTTTGCATTATGAAAATAAGCCGGATGAGGAAAAGTCCAAAGTGTTGATTGAAGCCAAACTTTACATGAAGAACAACCAAGAGATAGAAGAAGCATTTTTGCAAGCTCGCTCATACGCTTGCCTTCTTGAATCCACTATAATAGTTCTTTGTGATAAACAATGCCTAATAGTTTATGAGAAGAAACAAAGTTTTGACCGGGACAGCTATAAGAAATACTACTGGGAAGAACTAGAAAATCCCGATATATTCAACGAATTAAAGAACAAACTAAATATTTAAAATTATGAAGAAGATTTTATTTTTAATGACGGCTGCATTGATGATAATAGGATGCAGTAGCGATGATGACAATAATAATTCCGACGAGGGAGAACAAATTGATTTCCATTTCGATAAAAAAGAAATTACAGCAACGTATGGGGAAGACTTACTTATTGAGCTAATGGGTATTGCCCCATCAAAATGCAATATATATTCTTCTGATGAGTTTATATTAGATGTTTCAAACAATAATGATAAAATTAAAATTGTCCCCCATTATGCAGGAAATGCCTTAGTTATAGCAGAATATAAAAACGTTAAAGATACATGTAACGTAAAAGTAAAGCCTACTTTATCTTATGCAGAAGAGCCAATTTTAACATTAGGAACATCTCGTTCGGAAGTAAAGAAACAAATGTCACAATATCAACATAGCGGAACAGTTGGTGGGTATACTGGAGAAGATTATTTTTTTAATACGAAATCAAAAGTTTGCTACCAATTCGACACCAATGACAAATTAATCGCAATAAAACAAGAACTTACAAAGTCTTCTTATGGAATAAACAGGGTAAAAGAAGGACTTTCTCAAAGATATAAACAAACAAGTCATTCGAACAATGTTTATTGGTATTCACATCCTAATATAATGACTGTTAGAGTAGAAGAGCAAGTTTCCAAGGTCTATGTTTGGTTCGCAAAAGATGCAGTAATAATGGAACAATGTTATCCATGGTAAAGCATAAATATTACGATTGGCTTTCTAACCATCGTACTTCTAATGTTCGGAGTACTGCAAATCATCCTCTTCTTCAAAGTATGGGGAATGACAAATGACATCAGAGGGATAAGAGACAAATACCTCAAAGATGAGGATGAAAAAGAAGAAAGGAAACGGAATACGATCCCCAAAATCAATAAGGGGATAAAACCGATGACCTAA